TTTTGTGTCTTGACATGGAAGCGTCTCATGCAGTCGGTCTGGCAAAGTACGATATCCTCGGTCTTGATACAGTATCTGTTATTGATAAAACCTGTAAGCTGGCTGATATTTCGTACCCGCACACTTGGGAAATGGATTTCGATGACCAGGCAGTCTGGGCAGATATGAAAACGTCTCCGGTTGGCATTTTCCAGTTCGTTGAGGACTTCGCTTTTGATTCGCTCAAAAAATACGATGTTCACAGCATCGCAGATCTGAGCTTGGTCACGGCAGCCATTCGACCCGGCGGCGCTTCTTACAGAGACAAGCTCTTCCGGCATGAAGCAAATCACAATCCGTCGCCTGAAATCGACAAGCTGTTAAAAGATAGCCTGGGCTGGCTTGTCTTTCAGGAACAGACCATCGCGTTCCTCCAACAGTTCTGTGATATGAGCGGCGGTGATGCAGATAGTGTTCGCCGTGCAATCGGTCACAAGAACAAAGCGGAGTTGGATGCGGCAATGCCCCGTATCCTGAATGGCTATTGTAATCACTCAACAAAATCAAGAGAAACCGCCGAAACAGAAGCAAAAGAATTCTTACAGGTCATCGAGAACTCGGCCTCGTATCAGTTTGGTTTGAACCATGCTACCGGGTATTCGATTCTTACATATTATTGTGCGTATTATCGCTATTACTACACCCACGAATTTGTAACGGCACTTCTGAACACTGCGGACACGCAAGAAAAAATCGTTAATGCGACCAAGCTTGCGAATGAACGTGGCATCCAGATCATGCCCATCAAGTTTCGTCATTCCCGGGATGAATATGTCTACGATAAGACAGATAAGAAAATCTATCAGGGAATGGAATCTATCAAGTACCTGAACAAGCGGCTCAGTCGGGAGTTTTATAAGCTCCGCAACCATAAATTCGATTCTTTCATTGACTTGTTGTTGATGAACCAGAAAAGAAAAATTGCGGACAGTCGGCAGTTAGGGATTCTAATTGAGCTTGATTTCTTTTCTGAATTCGGCAATCCCAATCAGTTGTTGGAACAGGTTGATATCTTCAATAACTTCCTTGATGCAAAACAGCTCAATAAGGACGAGATGGACAAGCTTCTGTCTCACGACATCATGGCCAAACTGTGTGAGAAAGAGACTGAAAAGAAATATGTTAACGTAGACTGGATGAAAATCGTTCGGCTGCTCTGCGAAAAGACAGATACCGTAAAGACTCCTATCACTGACAGAATAAAGTATGAGGGTGACAACCTTGGCTACATCCAGCTTACAATGCCGAAGCTCAAAGATTCTTACATCTACGTCTTGGATATTGATGGTAAGTTCGCCAATAAAACTGTAAGCGCCTACGTCCTCAAAACCGGTCAACAGCGCCGGCTTAAGGTGAAAGGCCGCACTCTGGAAGCTGCCCCAATCGAGAAAGGCGACATCCTTCGCATCGATGAAGAGCGGGAAGAAGGCCGCTGGTCAAAAGACGAGCAGGGCCAGTGGGTTCAGTCTAAGACCGATAAAGAAATGATTCTTCGTAAATACGTGCATGTGCGGTGAAAGGAGGTGACAAAGTGACATATAACGAAATCACTCAGATCCTCAAGTCAATGGTGATTATTGTGGATGACCGCGAAAAGGACACTCCACTTCTTCATCAGCGGCTCTCATCGTTCCCGTGTGCTTATATGCGTAAGCGGCTGGACTTTGGTGATTATAGTGCTGAGGTGACACTGCCAAATGGCGAAAAATTCTCGTTGGCAGATAAGGTGACCATTGAAAGAAAAAATTCCATAGATGAAATCTGCGGCAACTTCACAACGAATCGAATTCGGTTCGCCAAAGAGTTCGACAGGGCGGCGGCTGCCGGAGCAAAAACTTACATACTCATTGAAAACGGTTCATGGGAAAAGATCAACCGCGGTGCATATCGCAGTAAGATGACACCCGCTTCACTGCTGGGTAGTCTCACCACATGGCTTGCTCGATATAATTGCCAGATCATCTTTTGTGAGCCGGATACCACATCATGGCTGATCCATGCGTTTCTTCTCCACGAAATGCGTGAAGCACTGACCCATTATGAACTACCGCAAAAACCCAAGAGAACAAGAAAGGGGACTGAAGATGACATCATCACTTGATTTTGAAGGCGAGCTGATTCTGGACGGTGTGCTGCTGGACAAGCTGGAAACACTGACAAAAAAGCTTCAGAAGGCCACAAAAAAGACCGACAAGGCAACAATCTTGTTAGATGCCAAGAACGAGATTGGTGAGAATCCGTTGTTTTTCTTCCTTGATTTCATTCTCAATCCGCAGATCACAACAGGGATCTCTAAGGCCAAGATCAACAAAAAGGTGCGAATCGTGGATGAATTTCCACACACTTTCCAAGATATCTGCTTATTCCTGGCGGAGTGCAACACCGGCTCTGACATGGCTTTGTCAATGGCAGCCAGTTATATCTACTGGAATGCTTCACATAAAGATTTTCTGATTCGAGTGTTCACTAAGAATTTGCCTCTGGGTGTTGAAGCTGCTACGGTCAATAAGATTTTTGGCAAAGTGGTCATTCCGGTCTGGGAAGTCCAGCAAGGATATCCTATCGATAAAGTCAAACTCAAGCCGGGCACCTGGTTCAGTCTCAGCCGCAAGATGAATGGTAACCGAGGTACATTCTACCGTGGCAAGTTCATTTCCCGTCAGGGACAAGAGTTTACCGGCCTCGACCATATTAAGGACGACATCATCAAAGAGCTTGGCGATGAATCGCTGATTGATGAATATGTCTACGATGGCGAGCTGGTGTATCGTAATAGCAGAGGGCTATCAGACGGTGAGGCATTTCGGGTTGGCACTGGTATGTTGAACTCGGATGGAGATAAAAGCCAGATCAAGTTCGTTGTGTTTGATTTGATTCCTACTGATGAGTTTGAGAACGGCAAAGGCAGCCTTCCTTATGAAGATGGTTCTTTTGTTACGCCATATAAACTCCGTCGTAAATGGCTTGAAGATTTAGCCGTTACGATCGAGCAGAAAGGGCTCAAAAATATCCAGGTCGTGCCGATGGTCTACGAAGGTACAGATCAAAGTGTGATTCCTCAGTGGCTCGATTATGCAGTCAAACATGATTGGGAAGGGCTCATGCTTAATACGTCGGTTCCTTATAAGCGGACGCGTCACACTGGCTGTCTTAAAATCAAGCGTTTTTATACTGTTGATCTTCGTGTCACTGCCATCGAGGAAGGTCAGAACCGTCTGGCTGGCACAATGGGTGCTCTGGTTGTTGATTACAAGGGTAACGAGCTTCGTGTTGGCTCTGGCTTTGATGATACTACGAGAGCTACCGTGTGGGCGAATCCGGGTGATTATATCGGACGTATCATCGAATTAAAGTATAAAGAGGTCACGATGGATAAAAAGACCGGCCTTGAGTCACTGCAATTCCCGACCTTTGTACGATTCCGTGATGATAAGAATGAAGTGAGTTACGGCTAAGGAGGAGTTATGAATCTTTCTAAGAAGTCCATTAAGCACATTCTTCGGATTTTGGACAACAAATGTATCGAGGTTCCTACAAAGACATCCGCTTATAGCAGCGGTGGACGTAGAATTTTGACTCGTGATTTTGAGCCAAAGAAGTCACATGGAATGAATGGCCGGCAACGAATCGTCTATATACCGTCCGAAGGATATTTCTACGGAATTTATAATGGAAAATCGGAAGAAGATTGGGATATTCCAGATATCTGGTCTCCTGCTCAGCTTGCTGATTTGTGAGGTGTCTTATGGTTGATTTCAGTAAATTAGCCGTCCCAAAGAAAGAAAGACTTGAAGTTCAACTTACCGATGGCACAGAAGAACACAATATCAACTACGTCATCACGTCTCTGGCTACGATCAAAGGCGATAAGATCTATAAAAACTTCCGTCTATATTCTGTGGCCGATGATGGCCAATTAACTCAGCTAGAAAAACGAGATGGCGACCCATATTTCGATGCTTTGAAAGGAACAGTGTATAAATGAAACCATATGTACCAGCAGGCGAAACGTTCCATAGCTATTATAAACCAGATGATTCTAAGTATGAATGGATGATAACTTATGAAGAAATTCCAACCAGTGGCGGCTTCTATACTAGATACTATCTATATCGAATCAAACACAACGGCAAAATGAAATGTGTGGAAGAAAAAGATGGGTCGCCATATTTCGAGACAACATGGTGAGGAGTGTATGAACAATGAGAAGTGGCTTTTTGAAAGGTATCGACAAGCATTACGAGAAATCACCATCGCCCAAAATCATTTTGAGTGTTGCGAGTCTGATTATATCGATTGCGCAATTGATGATCTCGTTCACGCTGAGAAAGCTTTCGACCGAATCTTAAAGGAGATTCGCAATGAAAAATTGGACACGTCGATATCTAAGACTTAATTATCAAGATGAGTCTCTCTGTTGGCGGCTTCGCTATGGAGAACGCTTCGAAATCGTCGCAGAACTGGATGAATTTTATTTTCTCTGGGCACATGGCACGATGATTGCATTCCCCAAGTATGGCAAGTACGCATACGACATTGAAACAGAGATCGTAAATACCGAATAAGGAGGGAGGTGAGGTCCCATGCGAGGGATCAATCAAAGAGAGCTTGGCCGTAAAGAACGCGCCACAGCAGAATGCGAGCGTCAGATTCGGCGCTACGGATATGAATGTGGTGAGGTTATTACATATAAATTGTCGCCAGAACAAATGAAACAGGTTTTGACAGGCAGAAAAACAGTAGATGATTTTATCAAGGAGGGGCAGTAAATGGAAGTCGAATTGATTTCATATTCACAGCCGGCAAAGAAAGATGCAGACAAGAATCCGCTCAGTATCGCAGAGCTGGCCGCAAGCGTTTGTTATGATTCTGAGCCGACTGAAACTTATCGGATCGCAAAGGGGTGCAAGGCGACCGGACACACCTCGGTGCTTGAACACATCAGCTTTACGTTCCATGTCACCGGTGTCAGTCGAGCACTTCTGGCGCAGTTGAGCCGCCATCGGCATATCAGTCTGAGTGTTCGCAGTCAGCGCTATTGTGATGAAAGTGTTATGCAGTATGTCAATCCATTCAGTGGGGAAGACGCTGATGTATTTGATGGCATGATGGCAGATATCGCCAATGACTATCGCATCTTAA